TTCTGGTAACTTCCGTAGGGTCCGCCTCCATGCGGGTAACCCGGCAATTCCAAGCGGGACGCAAGTTGTGTAAGACACACCAGAACGTTCTCGTGTTCGTCAAGGGTGACCCCAAAAGGGCGGCCGACGAAATCGGGGGCGAGGTATGATCAACCGCAAGACCCGGTACGCCCGCCTGGAAGGCGCCTTCTGGAGCAACGAAAAGGTGTGCTCCGTGTCGCTGGCGGCGGTCGGTTTACACGCCAAGGCGATCGCCTACTGCGCGGACAAGATGACCGACGGACGGGTTCCTAAATGGATGGTTCCGGCCCTGGCTGTTGGCGTAGATATCGCAGAACTTGTTACGGAATTGTTACGCGTAACAACTTGTAACACGTCGAAAAAGTTACGCCCGATGTGGATAGACAAAGGCGATTATTACCAGCTCCACGACTACGAAAAGAGTAACATTACAAGCGCGGAATGGGAGATAGAAAAGGAACGCGCTCGTAAGGGTATGGCAAAAAAGCGTAATGAAAACAAAGAGATATCTGGTGATATACCAGAAGATGAAAGCGTTAATGTTACGCGTAACAACCCCGTAACGTTACAGCCATGTTACGGTGCTAAGACTCAGGACTCAGGACACATGACTCAGGAGGGAGATCCGGAGCGCGCGCGCGAGGATACCCCGGCAAGCGGACCCGGAGCAGCCCCCGGATTCTACCCGCCGGCCCAAGCCGCGGGCCCGACGCCCCGCCGCGACTGCATACCACCGGCCGCCGACCCGGCGAACCGTCAAGCAATCCTTGACACCTCGACGCTTGCCGACCTGGTGGGCGAGATCCGCAAGGCGCGCGGACTCCTACCGTACAGGTCGAAAATGAGCGACTACCAACAGCGCCAGGACGGCGTGGACGAGATTCTGGCCATCGCTGCCGAACGCAAGCGACCGCCGGCGGACGTGGCGCGCATCGCCTACCGGAATTTCCTGGACTCCGCCGACCCGTGGCTCATCGAACACGCCTACCCGATCGGCGCGTTCTGCTCGAACGTCGGCCAGTACTACGAGCCACCGCCGAAAGCCGATCGAGGCGACGGGCGTACGGCCGCCGACCAGCAAGCCGAGCGAAACCGAAAAGCCGAACGAAAGCAAATGGCCGAGTATGAAGCGAAAATGAAAAAGGCCCGCGCGGACGGTGTGCCCATGCCACCAGAGCTGCGGGCGGTTGTGGGGCTAAAATGAGTAAATCACCAACCGTACCCGAGGCATACGAAGCCGCGAAGCGTGAGGCGATGGAGGCAATCGCGAAATTGAAAAGCGGGAAAAATGATCCGCATGGGGAATTGGTAAGCGAAGAGCCAGACTGGAGCAAAGGGTGACTGCTCGTCAAAAAAGATTTGTGCAGGAATATTTGCTTGATTTGAACGCGAGCCAGGCAGCGGTAAGAGCGGGTTATTCAGTAAGGACCGCCGGCGAACAAGGCTACGAAAACCTGAAGAAACCTGAAATACAGATGGCCATCAAGAAAGCCGTGGCAGCTAGAAATGAACGGACAGAATTAACCCAAGATTGGGTTATAGCGAGACTTTTAGAAGTGGTTCAGCGATCGATGCAAGCCGTACCTGTTTTGAATAGGCAAGGTAAAGAAACAGGCGAATATGTTTTCCAGGGTAGCGTAGCAAATCGAGCGCTTGAACTGCTCGGTAAGCATCAAGGCATGTTTGCGGAAAAATCTAAAGATCCTAGAGATAAAGAGACAGACAAAACCGAAATGACCAGCAAAGAAATTGAAAAGCAGCTAGCCGAGCTAGGCTATGTAAAGAAAGAAAGCGATGTTAGAGATAGAAACCCGGATAGTAACTGAGCGCGACGACCCGGCGCGTGACTTTATCCTGCATAGCTGGATTACCTCGCAACTCTGGCAGCTAGGGCAGTTTGACATGCGCGTTTTACGCGAACCGCATGAGAAATGGCCGCCGACCCTAACTGAGTTCTTACGCCGGATCACGGCGCTGGTTGAGAGCTACCCGCCCGCGCTTGCATCGATCCCCGGCGAGTCGGACTGCTACATCGGCTGGCTATGTGCCGAGCCTACCCGGATTTATTATTGCTATGTAAAATATGCGTACAAGCGGCAGGGCATAGCGCGGCGGCTAATCCAAGAGCATTGCAAAAAGTCCGGCGGCGTGTATACTTACCCGACGCGCAGCGACGGCTTCAAAGCATGGCTGATTAACAACAACTGGAAAGAGGAAAAAGCAAATGAACAAAGACACGGAACGCAAGATAAAGCGAGTATGGTTTAGGATGAAGGTTGCCAAGATGGGGCAGGCCGATCAGGTCTGTGGCTATATCGATAACGGCGGCGACAACGGAAATCTCATAATCGAGCAGGTCCAGGGCGGCATCGAGCGCCGCCGCAAGGATATGGCGGGAGTAGTGAGGTTTACGCCGCTCGCCAATATTGCGGATATCGAATATACCGTGAAATGACCTCCTCTGACGCACTTCTAGCCGTGCAGTTGAAGATCAAGCAGGCCCGTCGCCTCTTGCGTTCCCCGGCTCAGCTCAAAGTTGCGGACGACCCGGCACAGTTCAAGGCTCTGCTATGCGGCCGGCGCGCGGGTAAAACCATCGAGGATATCTTCGACCTATCCGAAACTCTAGCCGAATATCCCGGCGATACCTGCGCGTTTATAGAGCTGACCCGGCCGAGCGCGCGTAACAAAGTCTGGAGGCCGTGGAAACTGCTTAGCGAGCAACACGGGTGGGGTTTAGAGTTCAGCGAATCCACGCTACAGGTTAGGCATAACAACGGGGCGGCGTGTATCATAGTCGGCGCGAATACCGACCTGGAGCTAGACAAAATCCGGGGATTACCACGGCTAAGGCGCGCGATTATCGACGAGTGCGGCCAGCAAAAGCCATCGCATTTACAGTATTTGGCCGAGGAAGTCTTGGAGCCGGGGCTGATGGATGTGGGCGGCGGCTTGCGGCTCTCGGGTACGCCCGGCCTGGTGCCCGTCGGGTATTGGTACGACGTGACCACGGCGGGCCGACCCGGCTGGTCAGTTCACCGATTTACCGCGTTCGACAATCCGTTTATCGATGCGAAGGCTTTTATCGAGGCGCTTTTACTACGCCGCGGCTGGACTGAAGATAACCCGATTTTCCAGCGGGAGTACCTCGGCCTATGGACTTTTGACGTAGAGCGCCGCGTCTATGCGTTCGATCCAGCGCGTAACGTCGTAGACGAACCGGAGCAGGGCCGCGGTTGGTCTTATGTTCTCACTCACGACTATGGGCATGTAGCGTCTACGGCATGGGCGATTCTCGGTTATCCGCAATACGGGGATATTGTCTACGTGCTCAAAAGTTTCAAGCGCGCGGGCCTGGCGCCGAGCGAAGCGGCCGACATCAGCAAAGGGCTCGTTGACGAATGGGAACCTGACATTATCGTCGGCGACCTTGGGGGGCTCGGTAAGGCATACGCCGCGGAACTGGTAAAGCGTCACGGTATCGCTATCAAGGCCGCGGATAAGAGCGTCAAGCGCGCGACAATAGAATTTCAGTCTGACGCTATGCGAATCGGAAAACTTGTAAGCGTTCATGGCAACGATAGCCTGCACGCGGAGTGGAAAACCTTGCAATGGAACGAAGAGCGCGACGATTTTGCCGAGGGTCAGGACGACCACGAATCCGAGGCTGTGCTTTACGGCTGGCGGGAATGCCCGGCTTACGCGAACATGCTCAAAGAACCGAGCCAGGAACGCGACGGGCAGCCGGCGTGGGTTGATCGCGACGATGACCCGGAGCCCAAACCGGAGCAGCGGCCGTATTGGGAAACCGATGATGAATTTTAGACACAAAAGAAAAAAACTTGACAACCCCGTATAATCGGTACAGGCTTTAAGAGATGCATAACCGACCGCCCGTAAAGCTAGTCGGCGCCACGGATCAAGCCAAACTAGATCCGGTCGATATCGTTTTGCGCCTAGCTAGCGAATTACGCGGTAAAGGCATACAAACCGTAGTCGTCGGCAGCATCCAATTGCAGTTTTTCCCACCGTCGGCAATGCCGCCGAGCGCCGGGGTAGGAGCTGTAGCCGCTCCAGAGCAAACGGTAACAGAGCAAAAAACCGATGTTGATCTGGATACCTATCACGTTGAATCCGACGAGTAGGTAACTCGGCCCCGGCATAGATCCAAAAAAGCGCTGGTATCGAGCAAGCGGCAGCGACCTTGCTTCGCAGCTCGCCGAAGAGGTGCGTCGTATCGCGGCTGACAACTCTTCACGCCGCCGCGACGATGCGCTTTTTATGCGTATGTTCGGCAGCTACGATGTGGTCGGCTATGGGGAATCACGCCCGCGAGATGACCGAGCCGCCGGAGAGGCAGCGAAAGACTCGCTACGGTTTAATCTAGTCCGGTCCGCCACACTTACGGCTCAGGCGCATATAGGCGCACTCGACCCAAAGCCCAAATTTCAAACCAACGACGCAGATTGGACGCTAACCCGTCAAGCCCGAGATTGCGAGCTAGCCGTTCAGGGCATTTTCTACCATAACGACTGGCCCGATCTCAAGGAAGCGGCGTTTCTAGATGCGGCCGTATCCAGTTTAGGCGGCGTAAAAGTCTACAACGATAACGGGATGATCAAGATTGAGCGGGTATTCCCCGGAGAGATCCTGTGCGATATCCGCGAGGGTTACTACGGCAAGCCTCGCAACCTATATCAGGTAAAGCAAATAGACCGCGACACATTACGCGAACTCTATCCGGGTAAGGATACGGTCATCGATGCCACGGGAGAGGGCGAACTAAAAACGCTTTTTCAGTGGCTAAACTGGAAATCGACCGAGAATCAGGCCCTAGTAATCGAGGCCTGGCACTTGGGGCGCAAGGATAGTAAAGGCAATTTCACGGGCGGCAAGCATGTAATCGCGACCTCCGCGGGGCTTCTTACCGACGCTAAGCCGTGGAATCGCGATACCTTTCCGTTTGCTTTCTACCGCTGGGAGAAGCGCCAATGCGGCTTTTACGGCCGCGGTATCGTAGAGCAACTGCGCACCCATCAGCGAACGCTGAACTACATCGACATACGTATTCGCGACGGTATGCATTACCTATCGCGCGGGAAGATGGTCGTCTGGGATAATCCCAATTGCAAGGTAAACGTCGAGCATATGACGACCTCGCCGCAAGATATAATTACAATCAAGGGTACGGGCCAGCCGCCGACCGTCATGGCTCAAAACGCCGTGCCCTCGGAGTGGTGGCAATGGCGGCAAGATACCATCGAGAGCGCATTCCGCGAACTAGGTATCAACGAACTATCGGCTACCGGCAGTAAGCCGCCCGGCATCGAGGCTGCGGTCGCCCTACGCGAACTTCAAGATGCAGCCGCTCGGCGATTCAGACCAAAGACGAAAGCGGACGAGCGATTTACAATAGATACCGCTAAGCTCGTAGTACGCGAGCTAAAAGATTCCAACGAAACGATCAAGATAAACGCAAAGATCCGCAAGGGTAGCACGGTAATATTCCGCGAGATCGATTGGTCGAAGGTTGCGCTTGATGACGATCAGTACCAGCTTGAGGTAATGCCGGCAAGTTCGCTGCCGGACACCACTGCCGGCCGACTTTCAACCGTGCAAGATTGGTATTCGGCCGGGGTTATTAATCAACAAGAGTTCAAACAGCTTCTAGATTTTCCCGATCTTGAGGGCTTCAAGAGCCTGGATCTAGCGAGCAAAGAACTGATCCTAGATTCGATCGAAACCATGATCGAAGACGGGGAATACGTAGTACCCGAGCCGAGCGATGACCTGGCGTTACTCGTAAAACTCGCTACTCAAAGTTACCAGAAGTTCCGGCAGCGCAAGGCGCCACAGGACCGGCTTGAACTGCTTTTACAATACAAAGACGATGCCATTGCATTGCTTGAGCGCGCTAATGCCGGGCTTGCCGCTCCAGTCCAGGCCGCGCAGATGGCGCCCGAGATGGCTGCCGTTCAGCAACAGATGCCAGGCGGGCAAAATCCCGCCGCGATGATTGCCTTGGCACAGGGCCAGGGCGCGCCGCCACCGCTTAGGGCCGTGGCTTGAGGAGATAAAGCAAATGCCAAACGAGCAGACGACAATCGAGCAACCGATAGTTCAACCGAAGACCGGAGCGGAATTGCGCGATACGGCCTTAGCAGCGATAGAAGCGGCAAAAGCGGAAACGCCGCCCGCCGTTCCGCCTAAAGCGCCGGAGCCACCGAAGCCGCCCGCGGTCCCCGACGAGCAGCAACGGCTGGCCAACGCCTATGCAAAGGCCGAGCGGGATTTGCGCGCGGCAAGGGCCGCCCTGACAGAGCATGAAAAAGTAAAGAAAGAGCATGACGCGCTAGTCGCCCGCTTGAAAGATCCACGCGAGCGCTACCGGGCGATCGAGGAGTTCGGCGGCAGTTACGCCGATTGGACCGATACGCTGGTCGGCAAGGGCGAAAAGCCAAAAGACGAAGCCGCCGTCAGAGTAGACGCGGCCGAGCGAAGGATGGCGCAGTTGGAGGAGAGAATACAGGCCAAAGAAGCCGCAGAGCAACAGCGAACGCAACAGAGTCAGCAAGAAGCCGCGAGGGCTTATGCGCGCGATCTTGTGACCAAATCCGAGGACTATGCCTTTACTCGAATTACCAGCGGCAGTGACGATATCGTTGCCGAGTTTCAACGGCGTATGTCAGAGGGCGAAGATACCGACGAGCATGTCATAGCTAAATCCGTGGAAGCACAAAGGGAGGCGATAGTAAAAAAGCAAATCGCCGATCTCTCGAAGGTTCCGCGATTCGTCGCGATCCTGGCCGAGCTAGGCTATGTACAGAGCAAAGCCAAAGCAAAAGAAAAAAACGGCGGGGCAAAACCCGCGGAAACTCTCACAAACGAAATGAGCGAGGATGCCGCCGGTGAAGTCGATTTCAAGACGATGACGCCGGATCAAATCCGTTCTCGCGCGATACGCAAGGCAAAAGCCGCTAAGGACGGCGCGGCCTTGTAGGAGATATAAAAAATGTCTTTCGATAGAACAGCAGCTCTAGCATACCTCAAGGAACGCTGGATCGAACCCGACGCGATCATGCAAGCGCTGATCGTAAATAGCCCGGTGCTGGGCATGATGGAAAAGGTAGAAGCAGCGGGAGGCCGTTATATCCACGTTCCGTTGCTCCGAACGGGTGCACAAGGCCGATCGGCTGTCCATGCCACGGCCGTAACCAATGCCGTATCGTCGAAAACCATCGGTTTTGATGTGACCTACGGCTCTAACTACCAGCTTTGCCAGATCGACGGCAATACGCTGGACGATATGGCGAATAAAGAGAACGCTCTTTTTGACGCCATCGACTGCGAGATGGAAGCCGGAATCGCGAATCTCAAAAAGGATTTACGCCTCCAGACTTTCGGAAATATCGGCGGCGCGCGTGGTCAGGTTCTAGCCACTCCGGGCGGCACAGACTACGTAATCACGCTGAAAAACATCGAGGATGCGGTCCATTTCGAAGAGAACATGGAAATTTGCGCCGCGGCGACCGATGGGACAAGCGGCTCGTTACGCGATTCGGGCGATGCGATCACTCTGACCGCGATCGATCGAAACACGGGCATTCTGACGAGCGATGAATATTGGTCAGCCATCGCGTCAATCGCGACGGATGACTATCTGTTTGCTGAAGGCGACTTCGGCGCTAAGTGGGCCGGGATTCTATCGTGGATTCCCGCAGCCACTCCCGCGGCTACCGCGTTTTTCGGCGTGGATCGAACCCTCGATGTGAACCGGCTTAGCGGGGTGCGATATACGGCGACCGGCGAGCCTATCGAATCGGCATTTCTGAACGCTGCGGCGAAACTGCAACTGCTCGATGGCCAGGCCACTGTCGGCGTGGTGAATCCGGTAAAATGGGCTCAGCTCGCGAACTCTCTAGGCGCTGACCGTCTTAACCGCGTCCAGCTCAAGGACTATACCGGGCGCGTCGGCTACGATGCTATCCAGATCGTAACCGCCAACGGCTTCATTCCGATAGTGTCCGATCCCGGCTGTCAAGTCGGCTACGGGCTCTTGCTGGATATGAAGACATGGAAATGCCAAAGCGTCGGTAAGTTGGTTCACGTGATCGACGACGACGGTTTGCTGATCCGGCGCGCCGCGAGTGGCGACATCTGGAATATCGAGCTGAAATCGCGCGGGAACTTTACCTGCAACAATCCCGGCCGCAACTGCCGCCTGATCTTCTAAGGGGTGCGCGTCCATGGCTACATATGGATTCGCACGGTCTACCCTCGAAACCACGCATAAGGCCGAGGTGCGGTATGCCGGCGGATTTGCCCCTAACGGGTCGAGTACGCCGGCTGCTGCGGGCATTCGTGGCAACTGGATAGATTCGGTAGCGCATACTGCAACAGGGGTTTGGACTATTACAATGTCTAAGCCCTACAAAAACGTGCGAGGCCTGATCTCTGCTCAGGTCTCGCTACAATTGGCGACAGCCGCGCTAAATATCGTGCAGCTAGGAACCATTGACCTATCCGCCGGAACGATAGTTGTAAGGGCGTTCTTGGAAGATATCTATGGCATACTTGCGGCAGCGGATATTGCGGCGGCTACGGGAAACCAAATTCACGTTTCGTTGACGTTCAAATACGCCAACGTGCCCGACGGGGCGGGAGTATAACATGGCTGCTCCATACGCGTTGACGCGGCAAACCGCGGAAACTACACACAAGGGCGAGATAAGGCTATCGGGTAGCTTTATCCCAAATACGGCCGGTACGCCGGCTGCTGCGGGCATTCGTGGAAATTGGATCGCGTCCGTGGCCCATACCAACACGGGTATTTGGACTATCACGATCAAGGCGGGTTATCGCGGGCTTCGCGGGCTTATCAGCGCGCATTGCTCGCTACAACTTGCATCGGCGGCGCTGAGTCTCGTTCAGCTCGGCGCCATCGACTTGGCCGCCGGAACCGTCGTCGTTTGTAATTTCACCGAAGGCGCCGGAACATTGGCTTTGGCGGATATCGCCGCGAATGCCAATAACCGGATCTGCGTTGAGCTGGTTTGCAAATGGCTTCCGGTTAAAGACGGTAGCGGAATAGCGTAACAACATGAGTAACGAGAGCAACGGATTAGGGATTCTGCTCGGTATCAAGCCTCGCCGGGCAGAGTCCCGCTCTCGTTTAGATCCGCGTCTAGCGGCGGTAAAACGCTTGCGCGCCGCTTTGAAGGGCGATGAAGATGATACGGTGGTTTTACAAGCTTTGAGTGAGTGGGACAAGGTAAAGGATCTAGGGCCGGGAGATGACTAGCCTAGGCGTAATAATGGCCTCGGTTCCGTGGCGTAAGGCAAACATGCTGCGCCTGGCCGATACGGCAGAAAGCCAGGGCTTTCCCTTATTGCTGATTCTCGATGGTTATAGTTTAACCGATGTCACCGAGGTAAAAGACCATCTGAGTGGAAAGCCGATAATCATTATCGCGACAAAAGAAAGGGGCCACGTTTTACGCTGGCGTCTCGCGGCCGATTTAGAGCGGTTTGTTATTATTGATGACGATCTTAATATCGAGCCTGGATTTTTTACTCATGGTCTCGACGAACTCGCGCGCACGGGCGCTCGCTTAATTTCTTGGGGCGGATGGCTCAGCGGGAAAAGGCATAAAAACTTTAATAAGCCTATTCCTCAAGATAAAAAACTTGAGATATTTCACGCGTGTATCGTATTTGGTTACGGCGTTGATATCGCCGAATTTTGGGCATCCGAATTTGCTACGGCCGAGATGATGGATAAATATTCGAGTCTCGATGACGAGGCCTTGGTATCGGCTTTTTACAAGTCGCGAAATAAACTCATGATTTGTCCGGCCGGACCAAGCTATGTAACCGAGGTGATAGAATTATCACACGACGAAAGGCGGCTTTATAACCAAGCCCGTGGCGAAATGCCGCGACTCAGGAAAGAACTAGGATTGCAATGCTAAACCGAACGCTTGTAAATATGACCCAAGATGTCCGCAACCGATCCGGTTTAGGTGATTCGCAATTTAGAACCAATCTTCAAATAGCGCGCTATCTGAACGAGGCGAACCGGCAACTTACATCAAGGCTTATCGCGCTTTATGGCCAAGATTGGCGGCATAAGAATGATACAATCTCGACCAAGGCGGGTGAGGCCCTTTATGATATGCCCGCTGACTGCTTTGTTGCGAAATTCTTTCGCGTAACTTTGGACGGATATCGAATAGATATACCTCGCGCCGGCAACGATGATATAGATACCGAGGTAAGCGCTGAGGGATGGAGCGCCGGCAGCACCGACTCAACGAATGTGCGGCATCGAATGCAGGGCCGCCAGGTACGATTCACGCCCACACCGATAGCGGTACATACGGTAACCGTGCATTACGTGCCTACCGCCGTAGCTTGGGAAGAGGGATACGGTTCGGCCGACGATGCGGAAATAGACGAGATGTCGGCCGATACCGATTATATCGATAGTCGGTTCGGATGGGAAGAATGGGTAGTAATCAAGGCGGCTATCAAGGTCAAAACGGATCAGGAAGAAGATATAACCGCTCTCAAAAATGAATTGGATGAACTTTGGCAGGATATTGAAAACACGGCGGGTAATCGGGTAACCGGCTCGCCTGAAAAAATACGGTCATCTTACGAAATGCCGTAAAGGAGAAAACATGATAACGGAATATTGCGCGAATTGCGGTGCTGGTTGTAAAGGCGGCGGTGGCGGTAAGGGTAAAGGCAAGGGCCGGGGCAAGGGCGGCAAGCGCGGCAAGAAGGGCAAGGGTAAATGAAAATCTTTCGCCTTCCGCGCTGGTTGCTTCCTCTGGATCGAAAACTAGAGGCGCAACTCGAAAAATTTAGCGCGGCCGTAGAAGACGGCGGCCAGCGTTTGGAGGCGATTCCTTTTCTCGATGGTGTTTACAAAGAAAATGTCGAGTTCGCCGGCGGTCACGCCGCGACCATTTATCACGGGCTTAATCGTATTCCGCGAGGCTGGTTCGTGGTCAGGGCGGGATGGCCGATTACTTACGCGTATTCGGAAATAGAACGCGATAAAGAAAAATTAATCTTACAAGCTTCTGGTGCCGGTAAAATCGATTTATGGATCTTCTGATGGCTCTACAACCACAGTATATCGATATTCCGCTCGGCTTCCACGGCCAGGAAACCCGAGTTGATCCGAAAGTGGTGGAAGCGCCGCAGCTTTTGGAGCTTATAAACGGCGAAATAGTACGGCCCGGGGCAATAAGTAAACGACATGGATATACCTTCCTTGAAGCCTCGGCAAACTTGGCTAATCCGGTGGGCAATGGTACGCGCGCAAACCAAGCCGGGGCGCTTATTGGCATAGGCCCGGCAGGGGTAGCCGAATGGAGCGCGGCGCAGAATACCTGGAAGAATAATAGCGCGGGCATGATCGCGGCTTGCGAGTCCAAGGTAGTGGATGCCTCGCCGTTTTATAATTATGACGTACTCGATATAGGATATAGTACTTATATTTATGTTCTGGTGAAATTAACGGAAGCATCGGCCGGAACGTATGATGGCGTGTGGTGCTATATTTACGACAAGGATACTTTGCAGCTCCTAAATAGCTATAAGTTGGATCATGAGACATACCCAGCCAATAGATATAATGGGCAATTAATTATTATCGGTAATACGATACTTGCAATATATACGCATGATAATGGGGAAGCATTTAATTTGGTTTCCTGTCCCCTTACTCTGTCCGGGCATGGCACGCCGGTTCTGCTTATAGAAAACTTGGTATATAAAGACCATGAAATATTCGATGTATCGCAAGAGGAATCATACGGCTGGATAGCCTGTAACGTCAATCTTGACGGTACAATAAGGGTTAGAATATTAAAGATAAACTCGGCCAGTGCAATATTGAAAAGCTATGATTATGGAAACCATAAAGCCGATCTTGCTCTAACGATAGTCAGGCACGAATCGTTGACGCAAGTTTTACTGGTAGTCGCGAATTCCGTTTCGGGCGTGCATTGGGCAATACTTGACCCGGCGTTGCCTAGTGGATCGGTAATCTTATACGCATCGGCCGGGGCCATCGCGGCGGGCGAAGCTATAGAGCAGGTTACCGCTTGCTCTTCGAAAATAAATTATACCGGGGCCATCGGTTGGGTTTTTTTCTATCGATACGAGCCCGAGACGGAACCGGATGTATTAAAATGGTATTTTCTTACCTCGGCCGGCGTGGAGGATGAAGGCAAATCACAGATTGATGCCTTTATCGCGACAAAACCCAAACGACTTCTAGACACTCGCGGGCCGACGATGATTGTGGGGCGCGTCCAGGATGTAAATAGTGTTTATTATGCGGTGCAACTGAAAGACGGCACTGACGGCGATTACTTGGAGCCGGTGGCGAAATTTCGGTATGGAATGGAAGTAGGGTACGCCAGTCTCGGGATCTCTCTTCTTCATGGAATACCTGAATTAATATTGATAGGCTCCGAATATTGGTTTGCCGCAACATGCCGAGTGCAAATTGATTCGAATAGTATTGGCGTTGATTTTGTGGAGGCGCTTTGCATTGGCCGGTTCAGTCTTGATCTTGAAAAAAGCCTATTATCCGTAAACGCGCAGGATAAGGTATATATCGCAGCGGGGATGCCGCTTGAGTTCGATGGTAAGACCTACCGCGAAATCGGCTTTACTCATCCTCCCAAAATCATTAGCATTGATCAAGGCGGCGGCGAAGTACCGACAGTACCTACCGGCACCTATATTTATATTGCGATTTATGAGATCACGGATAGGTACGGTAATATCTATAAATCGCAACTCAGCGACCCCTTTATTTTTGAGAACCCGAGTCTTTGTGAATATATATCGGTAAAATTAACGGGCGCGATAAATCGTATTTTTACCGGGTTTTTTGCCAATGCTCCGACAATCGCTCTTTATCGCACCACGGGCGAAGGCGGTACATCGGGCACAATATTTTATCGCACAAATACCCGCGCCAAGGTGCCCGATGATTGTTGGTGGGATGAAGTTGGAGAGTTTCACGATAGTACAATAGACGCCGATCTTATAAAAAACGAATTGCTTTATACGACCGGCGGACTTTTGGAACGTTGCGCACCTCCCTCTACCGAGTGCCTTGAGATACATCAGCGGCGGCTGTGGGGCGTAGATACCGAGAATGGCAATATTTTCTACAGCGGAGAGTTTTGCGAAGGTGAGGGTCCGTGGTTCAATCCGGTACAAACCATATCTACCGACGATACCATGGATCGGCCGCTGGCGCTGGTAAGTTTGAATCAGTCACTTGCGGTATTCTGGCGCAACAAGATCGGCCTTGTCTACGGCGAGGGACCGAACGCACAAGGCCAGGGCGGCACTTATACGAGCCCTCAGATTATCGCCAATAAAATCGGACTCATCGATCAGCGATCACTGGTAAAGATTCCCGGCGGATGTATGTTCAAGGGCGCCGAGGGCTTTCATCTGTTCAACGGCCAAACGCCGCAGTATATCGGCGGTGGCGTTTATGATTATAACGGGCTTACCGTGGTTAGCGCGGTAACGATACCCGATAAACATCAGGCGCGCTTTTTGGTATGTGGCACGCTAAACGATCACAGCGTGAAACTGGTTTTAGTTTATGATTGGGAGTTCAATCAATGGGGAGTCTGGGGTAATTATTCCACCGATCACATTCATTCGCTAGGCGGCTCGACGGCCTACGGCGGAACCGTTATTAGTAATGTCCATTACTTGAGCGCCAATAACGGCAATACGCTTGTACAAGGCGCGCATTATTATGATGAAATATCGCCTACAACGGATACTTATTATCCAGTTGTCGTTGGTATGCCGTGGATCAAGCTCGCGGGGTTGCAGGGTTATCAGCGTATATGGTGGGCATATCTGCTAGGCGAGTACAAGAGCGAACACGCGCTTACGATATACATTGATTACAACTATAAAACGCTGGAAACGGATACTATAGTGATAAGTAAGGCGGATATCGTCGCGAAATATAGTAAACTGTATCAAATAAAGATCGGTATTCCTAAACAGCGGTGCGAATCGATACATTTTAGGTTTATAATCGATACCTCAGGCGCAACGGCTCCGGATGGCGCAGGCGCGGAAATCAATGGGCTCAGGCTTGAATACGGAATAAAGGGTACGATGCGGCTGCCGCACTTTGCCCTGGTTTAGGAGGATGTATGGGTTTAGATTTAGGTTTTCGTATACCAGTAGTTAGCGATGTCGTAGACACGGTGACCGGCGCGGTAACCGACGCTTTGGGTAGCGGCGCTAAAAAGCTTGGCCTCGGAACCGGGCAAAGTAAATACGTCGCTCATCCTTACGGCGAACCTGTCTTAGACAAAAATGGCAATCCCGTACGCGATAAATACGGTAACATTACTTATTACGGTGGTGCGGGCGCCCAGAATCGCGGGTTAGCTTTTCGTTATCCGGGTACGGATATGCGCGACTTTGTCAAAGGGCAGGCGACGGCCGCCCCGCGCGCCGTGCCCCAGGCAACGGCGGCGACCATTGACCAGACCGGCTTCAATCGCGGTATGGGACTCGCGGCCGGTTATGTACCGCAGCAAAATCAGGCCCTTGGCTTAATGCAGGGCGCGGCTATGGGTAATGCCCCGAGCGCGGCACAACTACAGTTACAACAGGGCATGGAGCAAGGCTTGGGCCAGCAAGCCTCGATGGCTGCGAGCGCGCGCGGCGGCACGGGCGCGACAATGGCGGCGCAACGCAACGCGCAGTTTGCCGGGGCCAACTTGGCGGCGCAAACGAACCAGCAGCAGGCCATTTTACGCGCGCAAGAGATGGCGGCGGCGCGCGGTGAATACGCGACCGGCGTTGGCACTGCGATGGGGCTAGGCTATCAAGGCGCGCAAATAGCCGGAGGCATGGCAACGAGTCAGGCACAATTACAACAACAAGTGGCCATATCTAATGTAGCGGCGGAGCTTAACTCGCGGCAAATAGACGACGCACAAATGACGAATATGCTATCGCAAATGTTCAACATAGATACGCGCACCATGGAAGGCCAGATGCTCCTTGAGCAGTTGAAACAGCAAGCATACCAGCAAGCGGAAGCATTAAATCAGGCGACGGCAACGGGTAATGCGGCAAATCAGATGCAATTTACCGGAGCTGTATTGGGCGGATTGAGTTCTATGGGTGGGGCGGCGATCCGTGCGTCGGGCCTTGGAGCGGCAGTATAGATAGAGGTAATATGGGCGAAGGAATATCAATAAGAGGGCCAGCGACGGGAACCGGGTTAGGTTCGATAACCGGCGAGGATATCGTAGGCGGTCTAAAACGCTTCCTTTATCCGCCGCAACCCCCTAAACCGGCCGGATATGAAGATCCTAACGCTTTGCAATCCGTTCCGGCTGCCGGACAAGCCTCAGCCGCGATCGGCGAGCCATGGTCATTACAGCCCGGCCCCGCGGTGGTTCCGCAGCCGTCGGCCGCTCCTATGGTATCCGCCCCGGTAGAACAAGCGCCGCGCGTGTTAGCTCGTATACCCGCGTCTACCATTACTATACCCGGACCGACGCAGACGGTACAAGAGGTGATGACCCCCGAGGCAATGCAGGCGGCGCGCGATGCAATAAAACAAGAAAAGGAACTTAACGAACTCCAGGCGCAACACCTCGGCGAACAGGTCAAGAACTACGACCAGCAAGTCAAGTTTGCGCGAGATGCGGCGGCGGTAGATGAAGCGGCGCAAGCCCGAGCGATGCAACTCAATGAGCAAAAGAACGCGGCGGTTGCAGCGGATATCCAGAAATATCAAGAGGCAAGCGACGCCTATTCTAAAATGAAGCCCCAGAGTTATTGGGGGCGTATGGATACCGGCAATAGAATCCTGGCCGCAATATCGCTAGGCCTTGGGGCGATGGGCGCGGGGATGGCACGGACTCCGAACTATGCGATGCAAATACTTCAAGGTAAAATCGAAGACGATTTAGCAGCGCAACGCGAGGCGCGGGATCTGGCCGGGGCGCATGTCGGAGAATTACGGGGCGCGATTGGCATCACCTCTCGACTTTACGATGATAAAATCTTGCAGAATGAAGCCGCGGCGGCAATGACCTATCGACAAGTCGAACGGCAGCTAGGAATCATGGCGCTCCAGTACCAAGGCACAGAGGTGGGTAATCGTGCCGAAGAAATGAAAGTAGGAGCGGGAGTAATCGCCGCGCAGAAAGAGGCACAGTTACAGGCGGCATCTACCGCGCGGGTTAGTCAGTCGTTCGCTACTCGGGCTATGCCGGAACGCACGATTACAACCCAGGATCTAACCGGGCAAGCGGCGAAAGAGCAGGGGCTTTTAGATTGGCGCGATGTGGCGAAAGATAAGGCGCAACTTTCACGCTACGTGAAATTCGCTGGCGCGGTGGCAAATACCCCCGAAGACTATAAACAATTAGTCGAAGATCACACAGAAACCGAATCAATTACATCTCTTTTACAGGAATTAATCAGTTATCGGCAGAAAGCCGGCGGAGTTGTGGACTTTAGACAATTACCGAGCAAAGATCGGTCGCGAATAATCACAATATCTAAGATATTGGCCACAAAAATAGCCGATAGAGCAAAATTACCGTTACGATCTGACAAAAGTTGGGAATTGTTAGAACAATTAGCGCCCAATCCCACGAAATTTATTGATTTTAGCGAGGGGGAATATCAGGCGACGATAGATAGTATAAGAAATGATGAACGAATAAACGTAGACGAACGATCGACCCCAGTGGTAAATATTCCCGGCGGCAGGCGGCCACGGAATAACGAATCTATCGCCGGCGCTTCAACCTTCCGTCCGGTAGGAGCCGAATAAATGGCACAAGTCCGCGACAAGAAGACCGGCGCAATAATCGAGATGCCGGACGAGCAGCTCGGCGCGGCGCTTTTATCCGGGCAGTATGAGACCGACCCTCAAGCGCGCGTTCCGGTAGTCTCCCCGCTGAACACGGTCGGCACGATGACCGCCGATGAGTTTTTGAAGACAGGATCGGGCAGCGGATACCGACCGGCGAGCCCGGCCGAATTCTTAGAAGCGCAAAAGCAGGCGAAATACGGCGAAGGTTTGGCCCCGGTACGAGCGGCGGCGGAAGGCGTAGCGCGCGGCGCGTTGACCGAATTCGTGGCCGATCCGGTTATGCGAGCGCTCGGGGCCGATCCGCAAGGCCTGGCCGAGCGCAAGGCGCGTAACCCGTTGGCTGAAATGGGCGGTCAGTTCGTCGGCTTTGGCCTCCCGGCATTGATCGGCGGCGGCGTGGCTCGGGGTGCGGCGGGTGCTGCCCAAATAGGCGGCAAGGCGGCGATACAAGAGGCGGCACGAGCCGGAGCCGAGGGTGGTTTACGCCAGATCCTAACGGCTGGCATTAAGGCGACACCGGCGGCGCTTATCTCACGGGCTGCGCGGGCTATGGAATCCGGAGCGGCAGCGGCTATAGGCAAAAGCGCGGCGGCGCGCACGGCGACATCGATGGCCGTTACCGGATTAGAGGGCGCGATCTATGGTGCGGGCATGGGTGCCGGCGAACTGGCGCGCGCGGGAGTGACAATCCAGCAAGTTCTCGACGATCCCGATATGCTGGCCGAGGCGATGCTGGCCGGCGCAAAAACCGGGGCGCTTTGGGGTGCTGGCGGTGCATTGGCATTGGGCGGGCTGGCCGGGGCACTCGGGGCCGCGCGACGACTTGGCGGAGAGGCCGTTAGCGGTCTGCGCGGGGGAGCAACGGTAGCCGAAAAGGATCTATCCAGACTTACCGCGGCTGAACAGATAGCGGTCAAGGCCGAAAAGGAAGCGCAACCAATGATGGCCGAACGCGCGGTTAATGAACGCGCAGCGTTTCGTAAACTGGAAGGTACACAAACCGATATAGCGCATGAAATCGGGGCCGATGCCTCACAATTGGAGGTTTATTACGATAAGGCGCGTAATGAACTGACTATTGCGCGCAAGATAAAGACGATAAAAAAAGCTATGGCGCAAGATCCTCCTACTTTGGATGCAACGTATATTGTCGCCAAGACGGACGAAATTGTAACCGGCCTAAAAAATACCGTAGATGATATTGTAAATAACCCCGGAATGCAACTAAATATTGACGATGTACGAAGAGTAAAAAACACTTTGCGGCCATATCTTGATCCGGCGGTAGAACGTATCAGAAAAATGGCGATGAGTGGGCCGACCGCGGAAAATTTGCCTGATCTATATGCCGAACTTGATCAATTAAAGCGGCGTACTCAGCATACTCTATCCAATCTCAATAACGATTATGTTATAGCGCCGATCGATGCACATGCGGAAGCTCTACGAACACATCTATTAGACCCTGAAGCATGGGGGCAGAGCACGGTTGATATTCAAAGCCCTGCCAACATTGCGTGGGAACGATTTATATACAGCCGTCGGAAATATGCGGAGCAAATATTGAAAAGGGATTACGGGCCGAAATCGGTGGCGCGGTATAGAGAGGATCTTTCGATAGCTGATCCCGGTAAAATCGAATCGGCAGTAAAATCAGCGGGTGAAAAATATCAGGGCGAACATGTCCAACTTGGTCCCAAATGGCTAACTAAACATGTGCCAGCTCAGGCCGATTTAATTCAGGATCTAGTTACTCTTTATGAAGGCGGGCCGGAGATGCGGGCGATGGCGGCGGAAGCTCAGCGGCTAAAAGCGCGTATCATCGAAAATATGGATAAAGCGTCCACTATATCGACGATGGCGCAAGCTGCTCGCGAACGCGCCGAATTTCTGGGCCAGACTTTACCGGGTAGGATGATACAAAAGGCGATCAACGCTGCCGATGCCGCGCGCCAGGTCGCGGATTGGGCCGCGATTAGAACGCGGACGACAAACGCGATAAACAAAAACGTAGGCGCTTTTATAAAGCGGGCAAAGGTCATAGAAGAAGAGGGCCTACGGCGGGGCAAACGATTGATCGGGCCGGCTGGCGCACAGGTCAAAGAGCGTGGGCCATTATCGGAGCGATTCCAACAAAAACTGATTGAGCATGAACGATATGACAACGAGCAGCAGCTAGCCGAAAATATGATAGCAAGTCTTGGCGGCATGGGCGAAATAGCGCCGACCGTGGCGGTATCTTTGGTAGGCGTTGAAATGCGGAAGGCGCAGTTTCTACAGAGTAAGCGCCCCGTCCCGCTTACCCGCGCTTCGGATGTTTTCGCGCACTTACAGACGCGGCCGAGAGTATGCGATGGCGAGATGGCGCGTTACTTGCGATATTCGGATGCAGTAGAAAACCCGATGCAAGTGATGAAAGATTTTGGCAACGGGCGAGTATCGCGAGAAGGCGCGGAAGCATTGCGGGCGGTCTACCCACGGCTTTATGGAGAATTGGAAAAGGCGATTACCGATAAGATAATAGATCAAAAAAAGGCGCTCCCGTACCGCCAGCTTATCGACCTTTCGATTTTACTTGATCGGCCGCTTCATCCGAGCATGGAACCGGGTTTTATAGCGGCTTCACAGAAGATCTACCAGGGTCAAACCGAGGAGCAACGGGGATTAACGCCGGGAAATAGGCGAGTACCGGATATGGCTAAAAATCAGATGACACAGAGCCAAAGATTGTCGGCATAGGAGATAATATGGAATCAGGAAAAATTATTAATGCGATTGCAGGTTCCGCGAGTGTGACTAGTACCGAGTTTCGATGCAATAACAACGGTTGCTTTACGCTCGATATCGCGACAACTGGAACGCTAGTTGGAACCTTCAAATTACAGCACAAGGTAAATCCGGCCGGCACGGCAAAGGATATCACTACCTATACATGGCCCAATGGTCCCGCCGGTTCGGCCTGGACTTATGTTGAGGAGTTCAGCGGAGCTACCAAAGGCACGCGTTATTATTTGGTATTTACACGCGTTAGCGGTACGGGCGACATCGTGGCCTGTCTCGATAATTTGAATTAAGGAGGCATCATGCCTAATCTATCCCATAGTTTACAGAATTCTAATATTGTGGGTTATCTGGTTATCACCGGCCAAATTGACGGCGGCGCTCCTCCTCCGGTAGTCGAGGGTGCGTACTACATCGTCACCACGGCGGGCGGCGCGTATGCGCTCAAAAGCATCTACCTCGGTGCGGGCGGTGCGTGGACGCTGGTTTACACGACTGCGACCATGCCGATCGATCTGGCAATCGTGCCGTCCGTTGCGCTTGCCGGCGGCACGGATGAGTACGCGGCCGAGACGCTGTATTTCTGGGACTCGGGCACGTCGGTGTTTGTGGTGGACGGCTCAGCGGCGGCGGCAGCAGCGGCGGCGGTGGCCGCCCACGCGGCGCTGACCCAAACCCACGGCGCTGCGGCTGGCGAGGTGTTACCCGCGATGGTGTCGGGACTGGCGGGCATTACCAAGGCTGCGTCGGGCAAGCTGATTGCGGCCGTCCAAAACACCGACTACGTTACCCGCGATATCACGGGCGCGATCACGCAGACCTTCGCGGGCGCGAGCGCAAGCGGTACGGATACCGCGCTATCGATCTCCCCCACCTACACGCAAACCGGCACGGCTGGAAGCTGCGACCTCTACATCAACCGCACCGACACGGCGCTTGGCAGCGGAACGCATTACTTCGCTAACTTCTGCGTTGCGACGGTGCAAAAGTTTGCGGTGACCAATCAGGGCAAGGTGTTGCAGACCGCGCTTTTGAATGCGGCTACCGGTAATTCATATGCCTACAACCTAGAGTACACCACGAACAAGGCTACCTCAGGCGATGATTACGGCCTGCGGGTAAACCAAACGGATACGCTGTCGCCATCGAAGAGTTATCTAGCTTGGTTTGGAAGAAATAATAATGAAAGAGTATGGATTACCAACGAAGGCATACAAAGTTGGTTTTTATATACTGGTGATACTTGTAAAGGACGAATACTTTATAGCCTTCCAGGTGGCCTGCCGGGTATTATTTTTTTCAATGGTCCGGCGGGCTACTCTAATCGGTTTAATTTATATTACGGAATCGAAACCGTTTTCAGCCTTAATTTCAATGATGATGATATCGCTAATATAGGATTGTATATTAAGAAAGGCGGAAACGTCGGGATAAATACTATGGCGCCGTCATATGATTTCTCTTTCGGCGGCGACGCGGCGCGTACTGTCGGCCTGGAACGCCACACCACTTCCAATACGGCGGGTTCCAAACTTACATTTGGTTCCGGAGGCTGTACTCTATTAGCTACGGATAAAGCAGGTGGCGATCGAGATTATTATTCGGGCATATCCACCGGCCAGGGGCTAAGCGGTCACAACTTCTACTGTTATGGCGCGCAAGCGGTAGTAGGCGGGATCGTGACGGCAACGCTGAACGATGGTGGCAGCGGCTACGTAGCGACCGAGACGGTGACGATTACGAACGGCGCGAACGACGCAACTTGGCAGATCGACACGGTAGACGGCTCGGGCAAGGCACTGACCGGCCACGTGGTCGCGGCTGGGACCGTCTGCACTTGCGTTACGGGTGCAGCTACCACGGGCGGCAGCGGAACCGGACTGAAGATCAACATCACCAAAACCACGCGCGAGACCGACAATACGGCGGTTCTGGCGTTGACACTGTCGGCGCTGGCGGTTACGACCACTCTAACGAGTATAGCCGCATACCACCAGACCTCGACGGCACCGACGGCGAACAGCACAGGTACGGTTGCCATCAAGAATAAGACGGCCAATTTGCTTACCGATAACGCGGGTTGGTATCCGCTGAAAACAAACGCGGGAACGATAGTCTACGTTCCCTATTGGACATAGGAGAATAGACAGATGAACATCAACGAATACACGAGACTGAAAGCCAAGGGGCGCGTTCGACTTGAACGCACGCAAAAGGTGCCGCTACAAATGATTTGCTGGACGAAGGTAACCATAGCCGACGATGAAGGCACCGTGACTACGCAGGAAATTGCGGAGGAAATCACCCGCGCGCCGTTCGCGAAGATGAAGCAAGAGTATGTCGCGTTCCTGAACGACTTTGACGCGGTAAAGGATGCGCCATGAAACTTACTCTAAAAGAAATTCTTGAAACGGTCGGCCCGTTACAGACGCTATGCAACGAATCCTTGCCGGTAAAAACTAAGTACTGGCTCGGCCGCGACTTGGCGCGGTTGCAAACAGCGGTTACCGCGTTTGAAAAATCCCGTAACGAGTTGATTACGAAGCACGGCGAAAAACAGGAAAACGGCAATAGCGCGGTCAAGGCCACCAGTCCTGGCTATAAGGAGTTTATCGCGGATCTCGAAGCACTCCTCACGATAGAAGAGGAGATTGAGCTGCATCCGCAACCGTTGGCGTCGCTCGGCGATGGGCCTATTCGAGCCGACCTCAGCAAACTGCAAAAACTGATAACGGAGTAGCAATGCCAACCGAACTAGAAACAGCAAAAACGCAACCGGCGCCGGTTCAGTCGAAACCGGCCCAAAGTAACAAGGGCGTAACCGTCGCTTCAATCGTAGCGCATACCGTGATCGATGCCCTGGCGATATGCGCGATAACCCTGCTTATGGTAGTCGGTAAAGTATCGATCGAGCTGGGCGTTAGCCTGATCGCGCTGATCGCGGGCGTCTGGGCGAAGATGCAAAGTGGCAGCGCGAAATCACCGCCCAATGGTGGGTTGGTGATCGGCCTTGCAACACTCGGAACCGATCTAATAAAAATGCTGAACGGAAAGGGATAGGTTTATGTTTTATGCGCCGTTTATTTGTAGCGTTTATCTGCATTTGTGCCTTGTGCGGCTGTGGTGTGGCCTTGCCGGCTATCCTGACGGGGATAACGACGGCCGCGCAAATCCTGGAGCTGATCGACCACACGCTCAAGCCGCAGAACGCGGCGGCTCAGCAACAGTGCGCGAACCAGATCGCGGCGCTACCCGAGGGGGCGCAACTAACCAGCGTGGTCGCGGCATGCGATGGATTGGTTGATGCGTGGTACGCGGTCGAAGCCATCGCGGACCAGATGCGCTCCAGCAAGGGCGCGCGTGAAGACCTTGTACCCGAGGCCAAGACGCGTATCGCGGAGTTTGACGCAAGTTACTCGCAGTATAAGCGGGACGTGCCGTGATCTACCGCGCGCTTTGCATCGGTACGAACGCACGCGGGCTCATCAACCCGGTGAATGACGGCGTGCTCGCGGCGATGAAGCTAGAAAAGGTCTACGGCTGGCAACGGCTGCTGTTGGCGAGCGGCGCGATTGAAACGCCCGTGCGGCTGGCGGTCAACGAGCGCGCGGAGGCCAGCGATATTCGCGAGCGGTTGATGTGGCTCGCGCAAGCGGACCGGCGCTTTATTTTTCAGAGCGGGCACGGTACGCAAGCGG